CTTTCGGAACTTTCCGTAGGGCGCAATCCTGATTCCTATGGGCATCAGATGCTCCCGAGCCGCTTGCGGGTCTGCTCCACGTCCACATGCAGGAGGATGGGCCTGGCAAACGACTTCGTCCGGTTCCCGTAAAGAGGGCTCCCCTTGCTCGCCTTGATGATCGTCCAATCGCTGGGAATCCCGTTGACCGAAACGACCCGATCCCCCTTCTTCGGAAGGAACCCCACCTGAACTTTGTCCAGGTCCGTGAACCGAAACACAAAGTGCCCGCTCGTCGGGAGCGCGTCGCCCGTCATGGTCCGTTCCAGACGGAAGGACTGCTCCCCTCCCACCCACTGCCCTATGGCGCTGACCGGCTCCGACCAGACGCGGTTCTCCTTCGCCTCGCGGAAGTCGGGATCTTTCACGGTCGCGGAGACAGAGAGCACCCGGATTCCCACAATGATCCGGTTGATCCGTACCGGGTGCCCGCTGGTGAACGGCAGCATCAGGCGTACCCAATGAATATACCGCCAGCGTCGGCGGTGAACTCCGTCAGGATGTCATCCACCGTCGCGTTTCCGGTGGTGATCGCCCCTCCGCCGGGGCTGTTGATCGCCTTCAGCGGTGAAAGGCTGTAGGAGTACCCCTCGACCGATTCACTGTTCAACCTCGTCCCGATTCCACCAGGGGACTCGGAGGTGTCGTAGCTCCCGGTCTGCCCGTAGCCCCCCTGGATCATGTCCCGAATGAGCATCATCATCGCTTGCTGGATCCGGTCTGGAACCCTACCGTACCGCGTGATCTTCGTTCCCGTGGGCATGGAGAATGGAACAACGGGCTCAAAGATGATCTTGAGCGGAGCCGTCGTAACGACTCCCGTCACGATGGCTGGGTAGGAAAGGGGCTCGGGCTCGCTTCCAATCAGGATGGCGTCTCCGGCGTAGATCCCATCCACGCTATTGACGAGAACCTCTTTCGGGTCCGGGATCCCCGTTACATCGGCCATCGACACGATCAGTGGGGCAACCGTCCGGACCTGGGTCTTGGTGAAGTCGTCCACGAGCCACCCGAACACTCCGTCCAGAATGACGAAGTGGGGGATGGTCGGAAGCCTCATGGTATGCGTCATCATCATCACGTACCGGGGTTTCACCTGATACGCGACGTCCGGTAGTTCCAGGTCGATCAACCCGTCCTTGAAAAACCGGAGGGAGAAGAGGTCGAGGATAGGGATCATGTTGGGAAGGTGCGCGACGCTTCCCCGCGCCCCGTCCACCTTGGCGCGAAGCCTGATGGGGAGGAACCATTGATGGGTGAGGCGGTTGATCCAGTGGCTTACCATCCGGATCAGCTTCCTCAGCCTGTCGTCGGGAATGATGGTGTCGGGGAATCCTTCTGCCCGCACCTGTTCGATGGTGACGTAGGCGAAGGCTGTTTGGAGCCCTGTATTTCCAAATCCTGCGGGCACGATTCACTCCTCAGATCGTCCGGTCTCCTCCTCCCCCAAAGTTCAGCTTCACCCGTGATTTGTGGAAGAAGAGGGTGGGGTCCGCGTAGTCCTCCGTCATCTCCCGCCATTCCTTGACGGTGACCCCCATCTTGTCGGAAGGAAACCGCTTGGGGTTGATCATGGACTGCCGATTTAGGGGGTTCACTGGAGGGAATCGCCCGATGGGGGTTCCGCTGGCGTCCACCTCCCGGAACAGATAATTTCCAGCCTCGGGGGTGCCCATGAGGAGAAAGACATCTGCATCCCGTGGGTCAGCAACCGGCGTGATGCACCCCGGATAGAACAAGTATTCAAGCCCGCTGCTCGGGCCTGATACATTCTTCGTTCCGCTGAATCTGGCGGTGAAGTACCTCGTCGGCATCTTTTCCTCCTCCGCCCATCGTACTCCCGAAGTGCCAAGGGGTCAAGGCCGACGAACCGAAGACCCTTCCAAAATAAAACGGGGGGAAGCCCTTGCGAGCTTCCCCCCGTTCCTTGCGGAGAATCGGCAATCCGTGGCCTTTCGGCTACAGGACCAGGGTGCGACGGCGCAGGTTCTTGACCTTGACCACCGCGTCCACGTTCTCGACCTGGGCGTCCACTTGGTTGTAGACGATGGTCTCGATCTGGTCCGTGTTCTTGTTGAACTCGGTGAAGATCCTCGTCCCGTCCAGCACGCCCCAGATGAAGTTCTTGGGGTTCACGAGCCAGATGTACGAACCCTCGTACACCGTGTTGGCCGTGCCCGCAGCCGCGCCCGTGTGCGTCACCGGGGCCACCGGCCAGAACGGCGGCGGGATGACCGGCGGTGCCCCGAGGAGCCCCAGCGTGGTGTACGCCTGGGAAGCGGTCGCCACCGGCAGGATGGTGATCGTGCTGGCGACGCCCATCGTCGGGCTTTCCATCAGGAGGCGGCCTTCGCGGTCGTCGCGGACCACGTCCTGGGTCAGGGTCGGGATGGCGGCCTTGAGGGCGGCGTTGATCTGCCGGGCGACCTCGACGGCGTTCAGGGTGCCGTGGGTCAGCGTGATCGTCACGCCAGGGCCGGGGAGGGCGTCCACCTGCATGAGGAGGGTGTCGTTCGCCGAGGTGATGACGAACGGCCCGTACTCCGCACCGAGCCACTCGGCGCGGGTCGCCTGGGTGATCGTGATCGGGGCGTCGTCCGGGATCAGCGGGATCCGGATCATCGGGGTGCCCAGCGGGGCCATCTCGGCTCCCTGGAGGGCCGCGTCTCCGAGGATCGTTCCCCGGTCGCTCACGACGTCCGCCCAGTCCGTGGCGATGGCATCGCCCACCAGCCACCGCAGGCCCGGGTCGTTCTTGTACTGCTTCGGCATCCGGCGCTTGGACTCGGAGAAGATGCCCTTCTGGATGGACGCGCCCTTGACGTCCACGATGTGGGCTCCCTCGGTCGCCACGTTCCAGCCGTTGAGGCGGCGGAGCAGGCGGTCGCGGGGCGTGGTCCCGACGGTCGTGACATCGCCGTTGATCCCGAGGTCTTCCATGTCCGTGGCGATGCGCTCGACCATCGTGTTCATGACGGTCTGCTCGAACTCGTTCTGCTCGATGTTCCCCTGGAGCACTTCGGTGGTGATGTTCCAGGCGGACCGCACCTTCTGGGCGCGAAGGACGATCCTCTGGTACTTGGCCCTGGACAGGTTGCCCGTGTCCGTGGCCTCATCCACCGACTCCGTCACCGGCTCGCCGATCCACAGCTTGTCCACGTCCATGAGGGGACGGGGCATCCTGATGAACCGGGAGATGGGAAGGAGGACCGAGAACTTCTTCACCAGGGTGATGAACTGGGTCTGTTGGAGCGGGTTCAGAACGCCGCCCGAGAGCAGGTCCGAGGTCTGGATGGTCTTCTCGATCATCTCCTCGTTCAACCCGCCGACCCCTCCGCGTATGGCCGTCTCCGGCATGGTAAAACCTCCATCACAAAAAAGCCTTCGATCCCCCGTAAGGGGCCGACCGGTTGAAACTTCCTTAGCCCCGGTACTTCCCGAGGGCCTGGTTCGCTGCCCCGTCGAAGAGTCCGCCCCACATGCCCCGCGATCTGGCGGCGGGCCTGGGCGAGTCTTCCGTCGCCACCGGGCCACCCTGCGAGACGCCCCCGGCCTTCTCGACGCGGGCGATGCGGGCCTCGATCATGGCGAGGTGCCTGCTCTCCTCGTTCACGTGCTGGCCGAGGTTGTCGATGGCCTTGGTGATCTCGGCGCTCGCCTTGATCTGCTCGCCCATGATCTTCTCGGCGGCGACCGTCATCATCGCCTTGGAAACTTCCGTGGACTTCTCCAGGACCGCGCCCATCGCGGCGTCGAACTTCCCCACCAGGGTCTTTTCCAGGCTGGTGATCCCCTCGCCGAGGGCCTTCCCGAAGAGAGCGGTGTCCGCGCTCTGCGGAAGCTGGCCGGTTTCCTTGAGGCTCTGCATGGTGAGGTCGAAGGCGTCCTTGGCCGTCGGAGCCGTCGGCTTCATCTCGCCCCCAGCCTGGATGTTCCTGCGCTGGTCGGTCACGCCGCTCGTCCCCACGTCGGTCGAGTCGCCCTTCTGGGCCTTGTCCGGGATGTAGGCTCCGGGGGCGATTCCCTTCGCTCCCGAGCGCGGGGCGAACGGTCCCGCCGCGACGACCTGGGCCAGGGTTGTCTGCTCACCCGCGCCGAGGTCCGCCTTCTCGGCCTGCTTCGCCACCGCGTAGCGGAGGGTCCACAGGGAGTCGTGGATGGCCTTTTCCTCCTCGGTCATCGGGGTTCCGCTGTCCTCGGAGCTCCCCGATCCGAAGGGCGTGGCCGCTCCGGGGAAGGGCTTCTTGCCGTTCTTCTTGGAGAGGATCGAGGCGATGTCGCCCGCGATGTCCGCCGTGGACTTCGCCTGCCCGAACTTGGCAGCATCGGGCTTGAGGCCTGCCTGCTCGGGCTGGGCCGGGGGCGTCTTCGGGGTCTCCGTGTTGCGCGGGGTCTTGGCCTTCTCGGCTTCCTCGGTCCCCGTCACGGGGGGCGTCATCTCGGAGGCCGGGGTGATCTCTTCCGTTCCGGGGCAGGTCGCGGGAGCCTTCGCCATGGAAATGCCTCCTAATCCTTTCTTCCCGATCTCTTCGAGGATGCGGAGTCCCTTCTTCGCGTCCTCGCTCAACTCCAGCCGGGATACATTCTGATCGAATTCCCCGGATTTTGCAAGACCCGCGTCGTCGATTGCCTTAGCCACCGCTTCGGTAAAAGACGTGCGTGGGTTGGCTGCTTGGTTCTCCCGCGTGGAGGCGATGTGGTCGAGTTCGAGATCGTTGATGGTACGGGCGAGCCCGGAGGGGGTCATCTCGACGGACACCGCGTCGCGGTTCTTGAGGTTGAGCTTTCCGCCGATGGAGAGCTGCCGCTTGCACAATCCCCCGGCGACTTCCTTGAAGAGCTTTCGCGCCTGGGGAAAGTCGCCATCGAGCTCCACGTCCACGACGAACTGGCGGATTTTCTTCCCGCCCTCGTCCTTTTCCGTGATGGCTCCGTCCACCGTTCGCCCGAACTCGAACACCGATCTGTGGGTCTCGAAAAAGGGGACACCCTTTCGGGCGGCTTCGACCATCTTCTGGAGGGCGTGGTTTCCCATGCGGTCGCGCTGGAGATCGAGACGGTCGTCGGAGGCTACGGCGCGGACGAGCATCTTGCCCGTCTTCTCGTCCGTCCAAGCCTTCTCGCAGTCGGCTCCAAACTCGAACTTGACGTTATCGAGTGCTGGAGTTTCCATCCGTCCCTCCGCGTCCCGCTCGCATACCTTCGTAGGCGAGCCGTCTCGCGTCAGCCATCAGTTCCATCAGGAAGGGCATTGCCTTGTTAGGATCAATCTTGCCCAACCTTTTCCGCGATGATACTCGCCTCGCGGCTTGGGAGTCAAGAGCCTTTTTTCCGGGTTTCGGTTTTTCTTCGCCTGCCTCTTCCGTTGGAGCTTCCTCCGGTTCGCCTTCTTCTGGAACAGCAGGTTCTGGAAGAGGCTCTATTCCTTCAGGCAACGGCATCCCTCCGGGCATTCCCTCGCCTCCCGGAGGTGCTGGGGGTTGCGGGAATTTCTCTTCGTCCTTCTGCGAAATCGCGAGGGCAAGCCCTGCCGTCAGCTCTGCAAGAGCGATGGAAATGGGCTTGTCCGCGAAGAAGTAGTCCTTTGGGTACGGCGGCTTTCCCAGGCTCTCGCGCAGTTCGTTCGGCGTCATGGCCCCGAGGCTGGCGTAGATCTGGTCCATCCTGGCCGCGTCCAGCGGGTCCGTCAGCGTGAGCCTGGCGAAGCGGAACCGAACACGGATCGACTTCCTCATTTCTTCGATCTGCTTGTGGTCTTCCTTGTCGTCTTCCCGCCAATCAGGACTCAGATGCGTCAGAAGGATGTCAGTCACAATCGTCTGATTGATGACGTATTCCTTCATCAGACGGTCTGGTTCCAACTCCTGCTCGTTCGTGATCTCGCGGGCGACTTGGGCATTAGCCCGGTTAGCCCCCTCCGCCTGGAAGAAAATCTGAGCCAGCCCGAACGCCTCCCGGATCTCTTCATCGTTGTCCTTCCGGTAGGCGCTGAACGACTGGTCTTCCGTCACCCCCACCGTCAGTGGCTTCAACTCCACCATCGTTCGACTTTGCTGTTGGAATCCGATCTTGTACGGCTCGGCCTGGATGATCATGACCCGATGGGCCTGGTCGGTTCCACGCCCCTTCCCTCGCACGAAGTCCTCGACCTGTTGCAGGGAATCGGGGGTCAGCTTCCCTCCGGAAATGAGGAGGGCCATCCTGGGAACCGCGTCATTCTCGAAGAAAGATACGTTCCTGATGGCGGCCTGCCGGTTTCCCGCGATGGCCGTTGAAGCGGAGACGTAACGGGGAACCCCGTAGTAGGACGTGGATGGATCGTAGATCAAGAACTGGATGATCTCAGTCGCCCTGTCCTGCGGAGGAAGAGGGGTCTTCGAGAGATGCCAGTTCCCGGATTTCGCGTCCATGACCCGGGTGTCCCCGAACTCCTTGAAATAACGCTTCCGCGTCCCCCGAATCTGGATGTACCCGTAGACCTCCTTATCATTGGTCTCACGGTTCGCCATGATCCGGCGGCGCATCGTGGTCGAGGGAACATGGTACACCTTAGTGATCATCATGGAGTTGTTACGAACCACCTCGATGTACCCCGTCCCCGTGGCCTCCTCGTCGATCTTCTCCAGGTTCATGATCTCGGTGAACGGCATGGTGTCGTTCGGATAGGAGAAAAAATCCCGGAGGGCGCTCGTCTGTTCCGCAATGACCTTCTTCTCCTTGTCTTCCGTATCGGGGGTCACCGGATGAACAGGCTCGATGTGCCACCCCAACCCTACCGTGTTTCTGGCGTAGGTTCGGATGCACCTTGACAGGCGGGTGCTCTGGCGCATGGCCTGAGCCCAGATGTATGGGTTCAAGGCGGGAGGTACGAACTCTCCGGCGGCCAGCCGGTCGAATTCACCGAGTTGCTGGGAACGAGTGTCGTCCTCGTTCTCCGCTTCCTTCTTGGGGTTCTGCGCCTCGACGGCACCGCCGCCTGCGAACAGAACCTTCACCAGGCTGTTCATCTCCTCCGTGCCTGCCTGCTTGGAGATGAGCATCTCTGAGAGCCGTTCCTTCCAGGTATCTTCACTCATACCGCCCCCAATTCGGCCCAGTTGATCACTGCCGACTGAACCTCAGCTGCATTGGCTCCGGTCACTCGGAGCCGTACCCGTTGAGCCGGGACAAGAGCGAGAGGGCACGGGCTGTTTTCGTTCGGCCAGGTGTAGAACTTGTCCGAAGCTGCCAGTGCCTCGTCGATGGTGTAGACCTTGTCGCCGTCGAGAACCTCCAGCCGAATGTCCACCGCGTTGACGTTCACGCGCTGCCAGAGGACCGTGGCGAGACGGAAGGGATGATACCGCGCTCCGGCTTCCAGTTTGAACTCCCCGGCTCCCGTCTGGTAACCATGTTCGGACTGGTACGTTCCTTCGGAAGCTCCCATCGGTTATCACCCCACAAGACAGTTCAACCTTACTCCCGTGTTGCCCTTGCGTCAAGGCTTGGCCGAAAGAGCCTCCTGGGGCCGCGCCTCCGCCTCGATCTTCTTCCACCCCTTCGGGTGGTCGAAGCAGATGTCGATCTCATTCTGCGGGGTGGACGTTCTGGCCGTCAGGTCTTTCATCCCAAGGTCCGCGAAGGGATCCATCTGCTCCAAGAGTTTGACCACCTGGAGAGCCAATCCCGAGCAGAACAGTGCCTTGCGGGCCTTACCGGGCCGGAAGGTGACTCCCAGCCAATGGAGAGGCGTCCAGAACCACCGCTTCGCCAGGATCCAGATGGCCCAAAGGCCGATCCCGTAGAAGTCGTAGTACCAGGAGAGGTAGCGGTTGAGGGCGACCCGCATGGTCTTGTAGGCCGCCTCATCGGAAACGATGGCCTCGAACTCCGCCACAACGGTCTGCTTCCCCAGGGCCACGTCGTAGGGGCTCGCCCACACCCCTCGTTCCATCGCCTCGAAGCAGGCCCAATCCCCCTCGTAGACCCCGCCCGGCTGGAACTTCACCATGACATGGGAGCATCTCCGCTCGGGCTCACTCTTCCGCTGGCTGAACCAGCAGATCGCCCTGGAGATGATCGAGTCGTCCTTCCTGGCGAACACAAGTCGTATTTTCACTGGCCCCCTCCATCCTTCTTCAGCGGCTCGATCAGGTTCGTGTGCTGCTCGATCAGCCGCATGATTCCTTCGGGTGCGTCCGTCCCCTCGAAGACCATCTCAACGTCCGTGACGTCCGAACGACGGCCAAGGATGCTGGTCCTGGGGGACATGCTCACCTTAAACGAGAGACGGGTCGCCTCGGAGTTGCCCATGATGTCCCGCTGGGCGTCCTTGATCTCAGCCTCCTCGATCCTCACGGACATCCGAATCCGCAGTTTCTTGAGAACGATGGCACTGGGCTGGACGAGTGAAATCAGCGGCACCTTCACGAAGTGGCTCGGGCTCAACTCGACCTGGACCATTTTGGCCCGGAGCGTCCCGTCCTTATCCTTGTCGAAGTACTGGTTGATGAGGAGGATGAATTGCTGGCCCAGCATCGCCGTCGTGGTCGAGGCGGCATGTTGCATCCCTCGGGTAATGTCGGTCAGGTTGTGCTTGCTGACCGGCTTCCCCTCCCACCATTCCTTCAACCAGCCCAAGGATCACCTTCTACGGCTTCGGAGGAGGAACCTCGTTCACGAGGGTCTCGGGTTTCTGGGGCTCGACGTTCGCGGGCATGGTCCCCGGCTTCGTCGCTGCATCCACCAGGTGGTCGATGATCCGCTGAAGACCCTCGGGCGCGGGCTGCCGCTTGGCCGTGATGTGGATGGTGTACTTCGCCCGTGTGTCCGTCTTCCTGGTCTGCTCGCTCTTGTGAGAAAGCGACCCGTGGACACTGACCTTGAACGGCCCCCACCCCACCGTGGCTTCGAGGGTCGCCTCTCCAGCCGTGGAGGACTTCTCCTCCTCCGCCTGGGAGACCGTCAGCTCGAAGTCGATGGTCCCCTCCTCGATGCAGATGCAGGGGTGGACCACCGCCGCCATGAGGGGCACCCGGATCGTCCTCTTCATCGCCCCAGTGATCTTCCCCTCGGAGTCGGTCAGGGTCTCGTCGTAGTCGAACTGGACCGCGACGGCCTTCCCGTCCTTGATGCAGACGGCCAGGAGGAAGTCCACGTAGGCTTTGCTCGCCTGGACCTGGGCCTGGACCATCGCCATCAAGGGGATGGTGATCATCCGGTCGAGGGGGAGGGCGTTGAAGACGCTGCCGACGAAAGCGGGATCTACTCCAGCCATGCTTCACCTACTTTGCAAGAATGCCCCAAATTCCCAGCCCAATGCCCGTCAGGATTCCGACAACCTCCAGGAAGGTCATCAGGTTGAACTTGGACTTCTCCGCCGCGTCCTTCCTCCGCTGCTCCTCGATCTCAACCCACTGCCCGAGGTCTCTGACCATCTCCTCCAGACCAGGCTCGTTCGGGACACCCTTCAGGGTCTCAAGAATTCCCCTCACCTTATCCTCGACGTCCACCACGGACCCCGTCGCTGTCTTGGTCGCTTCCTCCCGCGCTCCATTGATCCGGCCCCCCAGATCCTTCTTCGCCTCGCTTAACTTTTCTTCCACCTGTTTGACCCTTACGGATAGGGGATCAATCTTTTCGATGAGCCTCTCCTTCGTCGCCCCGAAGCACTTGTCCGCGTGTTTCTCGATGGCATCCTTGATTGCCAGCTCGATCTTCGGAAACTGTTCCGTTGCCCGGGGGTCTGCCGGTCGTACAGAAGCAGATCGGGGTTGAGAATCGTCCTGGGGAAGACCTCTCTCCAGCCGCCTCAACGCCTCCAAAATCTGCTTCAGAATGTCTTCCTGACCCATTGCTTTCCATCTCCACCCATGCGTCGAAGAGGCGGTGGATGCGTTGGAGCTCCCCCAGAATTTCCTCCCTCGTCAACCGCATCTCTC